GTCTGGGACAGGGTTCCTGCAAGGTATAACCTTGAGAATCCCTCATGCTTCACCGCCCTGCTCCAAGCAGGCCGGAGGAACGACGATATCCACCTGGGGACATCGTCGAGTTGCGACATTTGTGTCGCCGGTTCATCCAAGTGTATAACTTGTTTGAACAACTTACGAGATCTCTTGAGATCCTCGTAGTGTGTAACCTGCTCATCCAGTGAATAGCGGGTTAGCTCACCGTCGAAGAATTCGTCGGTAAGCAGAACTGATATCGCTTGCACGATAAACAGATCATATTTCTCCCATGTCCATACCTCCTCGGGGTAGGACAGGAACCGCTGTAGGAATAGTCCGTCAGCGGTCTTCAGTACCTCCAGTAGCCTTTGGGCTCTGTAGGTCTTATGCCGAGTCGCAGAGTAGTCTGCGAACTTGGAAACCTCGTCCTGTGTCCACACAGGATCGTGTTTTCCTCTTACGAAGAATGAGATTCTTCGGAAGAGTGTATTGGCGAAGTTCCTTAGAGGATCCTCGCCTTTCGCCGAATGGCGCGCCCGCTGGAGCCTATGGCCCCAGTGGGTGTGACGAAAGAGAAGAGTCATCTTCTCTTCGTGATTCGTGATCTGGGTAAACCAGGTCACGTTCTTACGGTCAGAGCCGACTAGGTCGGGTCTGATCTTATCCTGGAGCCGGTGGCAACCACCGGGCCAGACGTTTATTAAAGGTTTTCGCTCGCAGTACTGCGATGCGAAAACATAACCTGCGAGTACCTTAAATGGGTCCTCGTAGATGTCCCTGCTGTCGATCTCATCGACGCTGGGAATATCCTCTTCTAGAACTCCCTCAGGAGCTAAGAAGTTGCTGTCATCGTGCCAGTGCTCGAGGACAGACTTTTCTCCCTTTCCACCCGAATCGGTGGAGGGAAACAGGAAACCGTCCTCCATGAGGAAAGGTTTCACTTTCTTCGATAGCCCACCTGAGGCTTTTCGAAGAGTAAGACAACTTGGTATCTGCTTCAGATACAAGCTGTGGGTCCCGTGGACATAGTCCTCGAGGCCCTTCGGTACGACATTCGTCCTAGAACGACGGTCGTAATACAACCTACATTCCTCAATGGAGGAGTAGGCGTAAGATGAATGGATCACA